GGCAGAGCTTCACCATTTCAGCCTGCTTGTCCAGGCGCTCGAAGAGGGGCAAAGCGCGCCCTCGCTGGTTGAGTTGATCGGCCTCGGTCGCGATTCCACCTCCCTGGTGATCAAGCACATGAAGGCGCTCCAAGTCATCCATATCGCAGCCTGGGAAAGTACGCGATTCGGGCTGCCGCTTCCGGTCTACCGAATGGGCCTCACGATGCGAGACAAACCGCGTCCGAAGCCACCAACGAAGCGTGAACACAACCAGCGATATTGGGCTGGCAGAACCCAGCGCCTCAAAGATCGGGTGATGTGCCAGATGATGGCCGCGCCACTTGCGCGGTAATCGCGTTTGCGATACCATCGGCGTATCGACTCTCAAACCGGACTCCACCATGATCTATCCTCGCCACGCCGTCAAGGTCGCCTACGACACGGCCATGACTCTCTACCCGACGCGCGAGGCCGCCGTGGCGGCTGTTTCGCGTGAACTCTGCTTGTCGCCCGAGGCCATCGAAGAAGCCCTGGCTCTGGAGACGGTGCAGTAATGGCCTGTCTCGTTCCCACCCAAACCTTTCGATGGCTTATTCATACCGCGCTGGTTCAGACGATGCACGATGGCAAGGTGAAAGACATGCCTCTGGAGCACAGTCGGACGCTTCAGCAGGCATACCTGAACACCGACACCGGAGCCGCCTTCTGGCAAGCTGTTCCCGAGGTGATGGACTATGACCAACCCCGCATCTGAAGATGACGACATTGGCGAGTTCTGGCGCGACGTGCGCGCCGAACTGCTGATCGCCATCCTTGTCGCGCTCGTTTTCCTGATCCCCACCGGCAGAGAGGACGACACCCGCATCCGCTGCAGCAGCGGGAGCGCTGCGCAGCCAGCTCTAACACCGTCGAAGGATTGACATGACCACCACACCCCAGAACAGCGACGCGCTGGCGTTGCCCCTGACCGACGATGAAATCTGGCGCGCATGGATCACTCGACCCATCGTCCCGGATGGCGAAGACGACAGCATGGAGGCGCAGTTCGTTGCCGCTTGCCGCGCTGCCATCGTTCTTGACCGAGCCCAGCGTCCGCAGGCCGAGCCATCCTCACCGCCATCTTTGCCACACCCCATCACCAACATGCTGGTCGGGGATGACTCGGAAGACGTATTTACCGCTGACCAGATGAACGAACGCTGGGCCGATGGCTGGAAGACTGGCTACAAGCATGGGGCTTGGGCTGACCAGCGTCCGCAGGCCGGGGTCGAAGCGGTGAGCCCAGCCGATGAAGAGAAGCTGGAGGCTGTTGAGAAGGTCGCCCAGCGCCTTCGAGAGCACATCAAGTGGATGCGTAATGGTATGGAAGGTGTCGGGCCGAAGTGCGTCAACCTATACGACATGCAGGTGATGCTACCGGTACTCGAAGAGTTCTGTTCCAAGCAAGACGCCACCCAGACAGCCGCAGTAGGGGCGAGCAGTGCTCCTGTGGCGTGGACGCTTTCGTTCAATGGCCGGCCTATCAACGCCAAGACCACGTTCGACACGCGAGAAGAAGCCCAGCGGTACGCCGACAAGTGCATGGAACCCGACGTGTGCGACCCGAATCCTAATCCGGTCTACGTCATCCCCCTCTACGCAGGGAGTGCTCCTGTGGTGGAGCCGGTGGCCTGGGAGGCGAAGATTCTCGGCAAGTGGACTGCCACGCGACACCCCGAGACTTTGCGCGGGGATGGCTATGAAGTCCGCGCCGTCAACGCCACTAGAAGTGCTGCGGCTGCGATCCCTGACGTGGCGAAGATGGTAGAGCAGGCGAAGTTGAACCTGCGGGCAATCACCACGTCATGTCTATTCCGGGACAGGCTCGATCGTGAAATGGCTGGCGACTTGGGCGAAAAGATTGATTCCGCACTCGACGCACTCGGCGCTGCCGCAACCCAGGCGAAAGCCAGCGTGAGTGCGGAGTGGCTGCCGATTGAGACGGCGCCCCAGACTGGCCGGACGATCCTGCTGGGCTACTTCAACGCGCCGGGCAAGTGGCGCACGCTGCGGGGCCAATGGTTCACCGATGCCGTGATCCAGGAAGAGTGGACGCATTCCGACGTTCATGAGGCCGGCTGGTTCGAGACCTCCGTCGAATGCGACGACGAGGACAGCGGCTGCTGGCCGACCGACCCCACCCATTGGCAACCGCTGCCGGCGCAACCTCCGAAGGACTAGACCCCATGGACAACATTGACGAAGCAGCGGTAGATGAGTTGCTGTGCGAGCTGGCGGGAATCGACACGCACGACGTGAACCTCCGCCACCACGACAAAGCATGGGCGGCAGTCGAAAAGTTCGTCGCCCACCACACCGCGAGTGCCAAGGCTGACGCCCAGGCGAGGGGTGGTGAGGCGGTGGCGTGGGTGAATCTGCTGCCCGGCTGGGACGACGAATCACGTCGCGTCTTCACGGACGTAAAGGCGGCGGCGAGCTACCACGAGCACTGCTACGACCTGACGCCGGTCTACCTCGCCACCCAGCCAGCGCCTGCACTGGCACGAGAGCCGCTGAGCGATGAGCAGATTCAAGACGCATGGGCGGATGCCAGCGATCCCAACAGCGCAGAGATGAGCATCTTCGACTTCGCGCGGTCTATCGAACGCCACTTCGGCATCACGGCAGATTCGGCGAGGGCTGCTGCGTCCGAGCCGCCAGAAGCGTGGCGCGATGTTCAATCTGAGCGTCAGCGCCAGATCAGCGCGGAGGGCTGGACTCCTGAGCATGACGACGAGCACAAAGAGGGTGAGATGTGCTTCGCTGCTGCGGGCTATGCGTGTGCGGCATCGGATGCGCTGCAGGCCATCGAGCATCAGTTCGATGGTGATGGACAGCCGACCCTCAATGAGCCGGCGCCATTGCCTCACCGCGCACCCTGGCCCCACGGCTGGGTATTCAAACGCGCACCTGTTCGTCGTCAGCTTGTCAAGGCCGGCGCGCTGATCCTTGCGGAGATTGAGCGGATCGACCGGCTCCTGGCGCGAGGCCCCATCTGCAGCGACTGCGGGGCACAGGCAAGCCCGAGCCAGACGGGATCGGCGGTCGATGCATTTTGGAGCGGAACCCTGTCTGGCAGAAACAAGCCGGCATGAATGCTGCCCCGCTGACTATCGAGAGCCTGAAGGCAAACACCGAGGAGGGCTGGCCCTGGTGGGGTGAGGATGCAGCCCTGAATGACAAAAGCCCCGGAAACGGGGCTTTTCTTGTCTGACACTAGTCAGGTATCAGGCGGCCGGCGCGGAGTCGTCCACGGGCGCGGCAGGGGCCGGCGCGGGCGGCGTGGCGCTCGGGTCTTGCGCGTCGTCGGTGGTGAGCTGCGCGGTCGCAGCATCGATCTTGGCCTGGATGGTGTCGATGGCGGCTTGATCGGCGCCGCTGGCCTGGGCGAGCGCCACGAGGTCGGCAATGGCCTTGGTGTTGACGGCGGCTTGCGCGGTCAGGGCATCGACGGATGCGGACAGCTTGGTGAGATCGGACATGATTTGATCCTTTGCGTGGTGAATGATGGCGTGTAATTGAGCGAGCAGTCTACCTTCTCGCGCTTCCATGAGTGTGTCGAATCGCTTAAGAAGCTCGAATTCCGTCACGGCGTCACCGCACTGGCGTGATCTGCGGCGCAGAGGCTGCCACTGGTGAGGAGTCCGCGAGCGTAGCCCGCAAGGTCTGCAGCGTCTCCCGCCGTGTCTGCAAACGCTTCTGCAGTTGCGTCAAGCAGTCGCCCAGGCACCATGTCGGCGCCGCGGTCGCTTGCGGGAGCGCCTGGGGCGGAAGCGGCGCTACGGATTGCAGCGGGGGCGGGACGAACTGCGTCGTGCCGCAGGCCGTCAACCACAGCAGTGAGATTGCGGACAGCAGGCACGAGAGCAGCAGTTTGCGCGAGGGCGACATTCAAATTCCCCTGTTGATTGGCGGCGACCTTGGCATCATGAGCCGCCACGGCGGCGGATGCTGCAGCCTCGGCGGCCTGGACAGCCTGCGTGACGGCCTGCGTTGCCGCAGTCTTGATCGCCGCATCATGAAATCCGAGCCACATCAGAGCGGCGGCCAGGATGATTAGGACGCCGATCAGCTCGATCTCCCAGCGCGCGATCACGATGCCGCCGAAAGCCCGGCAGCGGCAACGCGCGCCTTGATCGCGGCCAGGAGTTGCGCCTGAGCGGCTATTTCAGCCTGGCCGGATGCGATCTTCGCCTGGGCCGGCGAGGTGTCGCCCAGGTGGTCGAGAAGCGACCCCACCAGCTTGACGGTTTCGGCGTGCGTGTAGTCTTCCACCTTCTTTTCGACGGCGATGACGGCAGCCGGCGCCTTCACGTTGCGCAGGGCAAAGATAGCCGCGAGCGTGCCGGCGATGGTGAGCGCGATGATTCCAAGGGTCGTGTAGTCCATGCAGAGCTCCAGTTGAGATCGATTACCCTACGCGGAGATTTATCCGCGAGGATCTGTGTTGACATTGGGGTCAGCCTGGGCCTTCCCGCGAAAGAACGAAGCAACCCCAAGGATACCGCCAATCGCGAACCAGGCTTCAGCCGGAATCGTCGCGGGCGTGAGCTTCATCAGCGGCAGCACGAAGTAGTTCCCGAGGAACGTCACACCGAAACAAAAGCCAATGAACGGGCGCCAGATAATGCTGGGCCAGTGGTCGGCATCGGTTTCCGGCGCGGATGCGCCCTTGGGAACGTCGGTTTCGGCTTCCATCAGGGGATCTGTTGAAATTCGCCAGTAAAAAAAGCCTGGGCGGCGCGCTCGCAGCGCTCCGGGGTTTGTTTATGCCAGTCGGAAGCCAGGGCATTCTGCTGCGCGCCAAGCCAGTCTCCAGCCGCCAGCGCCGCCAGCAGGTGGCGGAACAGTAGAACGCCCGAAGTTCCAAGCTGAAATTCCATCGACACCAGGTAGGCTTGGCGAACAGCGTCCAGCGCCTGGATCTGCGGCCACGTCCGCGCGATGCCGTCCCGCGCGTGCACGTAGTCGGCCTGGAACTGCGCGTCAATCTGGGCATCCGTCCACTCCGTTACCCCGATGACCAGCGCAGGATCGTAATGGCCGATCCCGATGGTCGGCTTCCCGCGCGAATCGGGATAGGCGATGGATCGGCGCCCCTCTTCGCCAATCAGGAGGGATTCAGCATCGTGGATCATGGGTTCGGGCTTTTGGTGGTACGCAGCTTGCCGTCCGGGTCGGTGACGACGCCGTATGAGCCTCGCGGGGCCGGCGCTGGAGTAGGCTTCGGAGCCTCGCGCGAGACGGCCGGGCCGAATGGCTTGAACTTCTCAGGCGTCGGGTCGTCGGTCGTGCGCATGGCGGCCCTTTCGATTGCTACGGGTGTTTCCAGCCAGCGGAGACAAGCGCCAGCCACACGATGCCGGCCACGAACAAGGCCAGCAGAGTGCGAAGCGACCACTTTCCGAACTCGGCCATCTGGTCGTTCAGCCATTCCTGAAGACCCTCCTTGAGGGCCTCTTTCACTGCGCGGCTGTTCGGGTCAATGGGCATCGATTTCTTTGGCGAAGCCCCTTCGGGCGCTCCTGCATTGTCGATTCTAGGGGGGTGCATGGTCAATACGCTCCACGCTTCATCTGGCGGCGGGCCGCCTTGATCAGAACACCGTTCGTCGCCCCAGGCCCAGGGGCGGTGAACTCTGCCAATCCGATCTGCCAAAGACGCGCCTCGGCGATCGAAAAGGCGTTCGCGGCATTGGTGGCAAATTGGATAGTGAACGACGAGACGCTGGATGGGATCTGGAACGTAACAACCTGCGTTGAGTATGTGGTGGTAGCCGTCCCACTATCGTAGATAGATGTTCCGTTCAGTTTTACTGTTGACCAACCCTTGCTGGTAAACGCAATCACGTAATATTGTGCGCTGGCAACGTTGGCGCACGATATTACCGAATGGAACAGATTGAACGTCGATCCGCTGCCTGGAGTATTGACTACAAAGGTGCCCTGGATTGAGTCCGCCACCAAGCTCATTGAAGCACCCGAGATATCACTCGTCCAGCCAGCCGGTGTACCGCCCGTAATTGTCATTGCTCCAGCAGTTCCGCCGGTCATAGTTCCGAAGTCCCCTAATGAATTAAGAATCTCGTTCGGCCGCATTGAGTAGACGAGCGCATCTTCATATCCATCGGCGCCAGCTTCAGAATTCACGACAGTCGATGAGGGATCAAAGATGGTGGTAGTTGGAAAATATGCGTTGGTAGGTAGGCCGATGAATGCGTTTGTGTTATAGCTGGCATCGATGATCCAATTGGCATCGATCTGCTGAGTCATGACTTTACTGCGCGGCAGGTTCCCGAATCCGGGGTTCTGATTAGACGCATCCGCCGACCCCCAAAATTCATTTTGCCGGACAACAAGGTTCAGGATCGCTCCCGTAAACGGACTTGCCGGATTGGAGTAAAACATCCACCCACGCGAGTTTTCCTGATAATTATTCGTGAACACGGCATTAGATATGTACCCGGCGGATTCAAAAAGAAAAAGGCCGCCATTTTGCGGGTTGGAAACCGTATAACCACTCTGGTTCTCGAAAACGTTTTGATTAACCGTGACGGAACGCCCACCAGCAAAGCGGATTGCCCAATTGTCCTGGTATATGTGGTTTCCACTGATTTCTACGACGTAGTTCCCAAAATACTGCACCGTGTCTAGGTATACGCCATAATTTCCGCTGGCCGGCTGAGAGCCGCGAATATCATTATTCGTGACCTTTGTGATCACGTTTTCGTGCAACAGAATACAGTTTCCGCTGAAGCCATGAATCGAGTTGTGGTCGATGACGGTCTGTGCGGAGTTCTGAATCAGCAGGCCACCCGATCCGGTGGAGGTGTTGAAGTTGATCTGCCTGATCTGCACGTCCCGAAGATAGCCGGTCACATCCGGGTTGCCGGCGTTGACGCCCACCGTCAGGGCGACCCCCGTTCCTGTGTAGTTCCAAACAGTCCCCAACGTCGAATCGTAGGATGCCACGTCGCCATGCATGTGGAATCGAGACGTAATGGGCACCGTAACCGATGCCACGCTGTAGGTGCCCGCAGGGACATAAATGTCTTTCCCGACGTTGCTGGCGATGCAGTTCGTGAAAGCGGCGGCGTTCACGGAATCGGCATTGGATGGCAGAAAACCGCACTGCCGAACATTGACGTTGGTTCCTGGGATCAGGTAGAACCTGAAAGTTAACCCGGCGATGATGGATGACCCGTTGTCAGCCGTCGTCGTATCGCTTCCATTGCAGACGTAATGCCCATTCCCGCCGTCCGCCAAAGCGGCATAGCCCTGGGTGTCATATAGCAGGCCAGGAACACACGTCAGGGCGCGAAGGGCGGCTACATTGGCAACCGTCTGGACGTGATTGATGTTGGCGTCATGGCTCGCCAGGCCGGCGCCCGACATCGTGCTACCAAAGCTCGAAGTCCCGTTGACCTGGAGGTTCTGAACGGGGAACGTCTGCGCGAACGAGAGCGTGGCCGCCAGCAGAAGCGAGATTGCAGCGAGGAGTTTCTTCATGGTCAGAATCCGATCTGGGTGATATTTCAGTGAAATTTAAGATTATCGGCCAAAGCCTTCGATCATAGGTTCGGACTCAGCTTCACAGCGACTCGTAGGCGCCTGCAGCGCCGGTGCCGTCAGAGCGCCGCGCAGTGCCCGCTAGGTCCTTCGTCAGCACGCTGAAGCCGACCGGAACGCGATTCTTCAGGTTCGTCGCCGTGCTGAGCGGCGTGTACGTCCCGCCCTGCGCTGGGGTTGCCTGGGGAGCCACGGTATAGCTCGTGAACATCGCCATGATCTGGGCTTGCGTGAACCCGAGCGCCGTGCGGAACAGGTTGTATTCTGAGGATGGCAACCAAGCGCTTCCGAGGTACGGAACATCCGCGTTGTCGTTGTGCGGCGCATCGCCTGCGCCACGTCCGACTGCGCCGAACAGGCTGATGTTGCCGCGATTACCGACACTGAAGAATTCTTCCCAGTTGCCGGTCGAGCCGGCGCCGGAGCTGAACGTGTCGGACTTGATGTTGTAGTCGTCCCAGATGTTGTATAGATGCGATCCAATCTTGCGGACACCATTCGGTGCCACCTTGTCGGCGGCGATATCGTTGTACATACGAGAGCAGCGACCACCAGGGGCTGTGTTGTGCTGCTCGATGTAGTTCAAGATCGTTGTCAGGTCGCCGTCTGCCCACTGGTTCAGAGATGCGACGGTAATGGTGTTGTCGCTCTCGTACAGGTTCTGCACGTTGGCAAACCCGAGGTTGATCGTCTTCGCAGAAGACTGGTTCTGCAGCACGCCACTGTTCAGCCTGTTGTTGTAGACGATACGGCCGTGATCGCCGTTGGTGCTGGGATCAGTTTGGAGCGAATACCCGGGCATCGTGCAGCCGATCAGCAGCTTCGGTGCATTGGCGACAGGATCGGGGAACGCTGTAGTCACCGATGACACGATACCGATGGCGCGGGCGATGGCCACAGGTGCGACCCCGTTGTTCACAAACGATGTCTTCACTCCCGTGAGGGTGAGGTTGTCCAGGTAGAAATACTGCGCGTACCCGGAAATGGTCTTGCCGGTAGTCGTATTGCACGCTAGGCCGCTGAGCCATACCATCGTGCCTTGCGTGGCGCTGCCGGGGCCCATGATGCCGAAGGTTCCAGCGCCTCCAGTATCGATGACCAGGCCGCCCGTCCACTTCATCAAAGTCGGCATAGGAACCAGTGCGCTCCACTGGAGCGTAACTACCCCTGTGGCGAGCGCATCCTTGGTGATCTCACACCAAGTCAGTGCTGTGTGGGAAGTCGGCGCCGTGGCAAGCGTGTGCGTGACCGCACCGCCCGAAGCGTCCATGAACCGCACTGAGCCGCCACCATGGTCGAGGTGAAGTACCGAATGACCGGCGCTTGTCGTGTTGTTCCAGGTCGCGAGCGCGTTCATCGCAGCCTGGATTGTGGGGAACGGTGCAGCACGCGCCGTCGCTGCCGTCGAAGAGACTGTGCCTCCGCTCGCGCCAATCTGCACATAGGCGATGCCCCCGCCATAGGTGGCCGTCGGATCGCTGTAGAAACGCAGCAGCGTGTATGGCAGCGGGGTCGGCCACGCGATGCCATCGGTGTTCAGATCGAGGACGGCAGTAGAGTCACCCAGCCACGGATAGACCTTGGCCGTGACGTTGCACAAGCCGGCAGTCAGGCTGCTGGTGTTGAGCGTGGCCGCGTAGACCTCGGCGATGTTGCCTTGCGTCTGGATCGCCGAGGTGCTGGTTGCTGCAACGGTGATCGTCGGTGAGCTGTTCGTGCCGTCTGTCGCCGTGATCTTCATGGCGGCGACCTGGCGCCCCGACCGCGCGTGGCGATGGAATGCTACGGCTTCCACTGGGAACGTACTGGCGGGGTTGTACGCCTGCTGCGCGTTCATCCAGCCGAACACCGGCTTCGTGTAGGCCACGGTCGACGAGTTGACGATCGTCGCGCCCGCGTTGCCCGCCGTGCAGCCGGTGTAGAAGGTGCTGCCGATCGTCGCGGACACGATGGTCGTGCCAGCGTAGATCCAGTCATCCAGCGACACCATGATCGTCAGGTCTGTTCCGTCCGTTGAGATCATCTGAGCCGCACCGTTCGGGTACTGGCGGCGGATCTGGGCGACGCCGGTGATCGTGCGGGTGACGGTAGTCGCATTTCCGCTGGCGTCGTAGCCTGGGTCGGAAACACTCAGCGTCAGCGCAGCGGGGATGCAGGTTCCGACCAGGCTGGTGATGCCTTTTAGGACGACAGTCGCAACCCAGCCGGAGCCGCTGGCGCCGACGAGGGTGCCGGTGTTCGGGCCAGCGGTGGCTGCAACCGGGTCGATCTGCGTGGCATCGTTGACGGTCAGCGTCTTCATTCCACCGGTTGGGACGCCTGAGGATGCCGTCACCGTCACGCCAGCACTCGTTGAAGTCACCGAACCGGCAGAATTTGTCGCCACTTCCTGTACCGTCACCGTCGATCCCGCAGTCGAAGGCGTCCAACTGCCCTGTGTGATTCCGGCCTGAGCTAGCGTGCCGTTGACGTAGGCGTTCGCCACAACCGTCGGCGTCGGTGTACCCGTGTAGACGCCAGGCGTCCAGGTCAGGCCGGCGGTCGTCGTGGCGCTGGCGATGCTCGGGGCGGTCGTCACGGCCGGCGCGATGCCAGGAATGCCGATGCTGCCAGTGTATGCACCGTTGATCAGCACCGACACAGTCGCACCAAGGTCTGCGGTGACCTGGGTATACGTGCTGGCCGTCTGTCCGCTGATAGGCGACCCGTTGCGGTTCCACTGCCAGGACGTAGCCGTTCCAAGCGATGGGTTCAGGCTGGCCGTCAGTACATTTCCGACGCCAGGAGTCCCGGCTATCGTCACTGAGGCAACGGTTTTCGCGAACCCATAGATCGCAGCCAATCGAAGAAACGCGGCGTAGTTCATTGTTTTACGAACACGCTAATGCCAGTGAGGTTGTTGCTGGTGTAGGTGTACGTCTGCACGTATGTTTTTGAATTGAATACGACCGTGATCGTCAAGAGCTGATTCGATCCGTTATATGCCATTGCCTGGGCCAAGGATGCCAACGGCAAGATGGTGCCATCGCTGGCTACCGGGGAGCTGCTGACCTCCCAATTCGGAGTTGCACCGGCGGCGAAGTTTTGAAGGGTTGGGAATCCAGCCATGATCGTCCTTTTAGTTCATTGGATTGTCGTTCAGCCTATGAATATCAGCCATAGCCAACAGAAATCCAGTTGATCTGGCTGACATTGCCGGTCACTGTGCCGTAAGACGGGCTCGAATTCGTGACGTTGATCGCCGCTGATGCGTTGTTTCCGACCGCCACCAATGCGATACACGCCGTGAATGAATGCGGGTAAGTAACCGGCGTTGGGTAGTTAGGAACTACGCTTTGATTCCCGGCCTGGACGATTATCCGCTTTCCGCTACCATCGCTAAACGGAAGAATGAAGTACAGCGGGTTGTTGAACTGCACATTCGGGGTCGAGAACAGAGATGCGGCAATGGCGCCAACTTGCGCTGCCGTGTAATCGTTGGTCTGCGGCATGACTGCACCGGAGCGACCATTGAAGCTAGTAACGGCTGCCGCAAGCCACGCCAACGCCGAACCCGTCCAAGCCAGGACTTGACCGGCGATGGTCGGCGGCGTAACAAACCCCGTCGTGCCGACTGCGGTCTGATACAAAACTTCATTGGCCACCCCACCCGCAATGCTGCCTGCCGTCCCGCTGCCGGGATTCGTCATGATGTAGGCGCCGAGCGTGGCTGACCACGTAAGCTCGATGATGGCGCCAGGCGCGGCAATGTCACCCGCATTCAAGGCTGAACCGCCGGCCTTGTGAATAGGGAAGGCGGGCAGCACCGTCGATCCAAGCGTGAGCGTGAGCGTCACGGCGCCCGTATTGGCATGCTGAGCCTCCAGCACACACTGGAACAGATCGGGGGGCGCAGACGGCGCCGCCAGATTCGACGGGATCGAGGCCGTGAGGCTATTCGTTCCAACCGCCTGGGCGGAACCGTAGTTGTTCTCTTGTAGCGCATCCGGCTGGAGCATCGCGTCAGCATCGCCCATCGTCCAGAGTTGCGTGGCGATGTCGGCTGCCCCCCAGGTCAGCGCCGTAGTCCCCTGCTGCGCGCGAACGATGGTGAGCGCATCCCCGGCGCGTGCCGTGCACAGTACGATCTCATTCACCTGCTTGGTGGCAGCATCGAGGAACGTCATGTAGAAAGCGGATTGCCCCGGCACCGGCTGGGGAAACAACGATCCCGTACCGGTCGCCAAAACAACCGTCAATGCCGAGGCGGGAATGCCGCTATTCAGCGTCGAGACGGCGAGGTTTTCGTAAAGGAAAATCATACGGAGACGCCCGAGGCAGTGACCCAAATGACGGTCGGAGTGATCTGCGAGCACGTCAGGGGCAGCCCCAATGTCGTGTCGAAGTACGGTTGATAGAGCGTCGGCGAGACGGGGCGTGCCGAGGTGGCGCCCCCCTGAGGCCCGATGGCTGCAGTCTGCGCAAAGGCTGCTGCGATGCCCTTTGTGATGAAGAGATTCGCGAAGTCACCGATGACCCATGTTCCGGCTGACGTTCCCTCCTGGGCGCGCGTCACGGTGCACACGTCGCCTGTGCGCGATGTGCAGTACATGATCTCGCGTTGCGTCCCCGTGGACTGATCGAGCATCGATAGCGGGAAGGCTTGCCCGGCGGCCGGCGCCGGGTACAGTGCACCCGTCCCGGTGAACAGCGTCACCGTGGTATCGCCAGGCGCGACAGGCGCAGCCAGCGTCGATTTCGCGTTGTTGCTGAAGACGAAGATCATGCGATATTCACCGTGAATTCGTACTGAAATGGCAGGGTCAGTAGCCCCGAAATGATGGCCGCCCGGAGCGCACCAGCGAGCGCCGTCGATGTGTAGACAACAGCCTCCGTGTCAGCCTCATTCAGCGATATGCCGTCCGCGTTGAAGTCATTCTCGTTGAAGAAGGCGCCGCCTGTCAGGAACCGCACGGCGGAATTGACTGTGATGACCACATGCGTCGGCGTCACGAAATGGACGCTGACCTGATACGTCTGATCGGGAAACAGGTCGCCCGTCAGGAAACGCTGCACGCGGCGCTTGAGCCATCGTGGCGTGAACTGGAACCCGTCACCCTTGAACGTGTTCCACTGAAGGATTCGCTGGTAAATCTGGTCGGTCGCGAGGTAGGTTGTGGAACTGTTGATCTCGCTGAATCCATTCAGAGGCTCGCTGTTCAGTGGCGCCGAATTCAGCGGCCCGACAGGGCGTGGGCCACCCGATGACAGGTTCTGACGCACGATCCCATAGATGCTCGTCGCCGCCCAATCCAGCAGCGCACCCGACTGGTTCAGGAAAATCGGGAGCTGGTAGCCATTGATGTCGTCGAGGAACTGCTGCGCGAGCTGGTTGAAGGCTGAGAACAGAGCACCAAGGTTCGGATCGTCCGAAAATTGGACGTATGGATAGCTTCCAAGAGTCGTTTGAACGAAACTGGACTCGACTTCATCAACATTCACGACTCACCCCTGGTTGACCGCGATGTTCGCAGTCGAGGTGAAGAAGAAGCTTTCCGGGTCGCCAGGGATCAGGACGCTGCCGGTTGCGGGCGCCACAATGGTGCCGTTGATCGTGACGACGAACTGGAGTTTCGACAGGCTCTGTTCTGGGATGAATCCGGCCACTGCCGTAATGAACGCGTCCTGAAGCTGCAGGAGGCTGATGGCCTGACCAACGGTGATGCTGTTGATGTACGCCACCATGGCCGGCTGCACAGCCGCCGTGACGATGGCCGGCGCCACGAAGTTCGCGCTGGCAATGGTGTTCCAGGTGATCGAGATGCCTACGGCCTCTTGATCGGGGATCACGTAGGTGACGTTGTACGTGTCCGGGAAATCGTTGATGGCAACAGTCTCCGTCGTGCCCATCGTTGCGGCCGGCTGGAGGACGTTGATGTCGGGGATCGACAGGTACAGCGCGCCCGCGACAGAGTACGGATCGCCGCCGCCAACGATGGCTTGCCAGCCGCCGCCAGTCTGTCGGAACGAGATCAGTCGTGACTGCACGCCTGAGACATTCTCAAGTTGCGTCTTCACAGCCTGGGGCGATCCAGTGCACACTGCCTGCCCAGCCTGGATGACCTGCGCCTGGTAAGACTGGATCGATTGCGCCGCCGCACCCGGAATTCCGGTCGATGGGTTCGTAAACGTCAGCGCGATGGTGGACGGAACGCTGGTGACGCGCTGGGTCACGGTGCTCGACGGCACAGCCCAGGATCCAGAAACGGTCGCTAGACAAAAGACCGCCGCTGTCGTGCCGCCCGAAGGGATGATGACAGGATCTTGAACCGCGTACTGGTACGTGCCATCCCCAACAAGGAAACCGATGTTGATGACGAACCCGGGCGTTCCGGTGAATGCGACGAGGACACTCGTATTCGATCCAACACCCTGCTGCACACCATAGACCGCGCCAAGCTGCACCACGATGAACGGATTCGCTGTCAGCGGCGAGATCGAATTCACCAGATCGACAGCCGCCTGATCCATGATCGAGCAGGCACCGGTATCGGTGCTTGACACGTCCTCGATCAACGTCGCCGGCAGGTTGGCCGTCAAGTCCGGGACGATGCTCGTCGCCACCGCGATCAGTGCGGCATTCAGGTCGGACAGGCTGGTCGGCGTGGCGCCGTTGGCGGAAATGGTTGGCATCAGGTCGCAATCAGTGCTTCAACGACAGTCCCGGAGAGGAAGACCGCCCTCAATCGATAGGTCGGGTTTGCTTGCGTATTGTCGCGTTTCACGGTCAGGCTGGCAAAGTACGGTTGGAAAGCGACGACCGTGCGTGCGACGGCGGCATCCGGCGCGATCTGCGTGTTGACGGATTGCTGGGCGGGGATGCCGGTCGAGCCATTGAGCGGACTCTCCCCCTGGTTGAGACGCAGGGTCTGCTCAAGCTGCAACAGGCGCGCATAGCTCGGGTCGGTGACTGCGACCCATTGCCCCGCTGAATTTCTTCCCCAAATTCTCATATCAGTGTCCCCGTGTTTCCGGTGATGACCGTACTACCCGCTCTGAGCGAACCCTGAGCTGCATGCTCATGGGTCGTGAAGTCCTTGCCGTTGATCGTCAGCGAGCCAGTGATCGCCACTGCCGCCGTGATCGTCATTGTCGGGGCTGCGACCGTGAACGTCGATCCGGCCGCGGAGAAGTTTCCGAGCACCCCCAGCGCGCCGTTCATGGTCGTGTCGCCGTTGACCGTAAGATCGCCTTGCACGGTATTTTGACTGGCCGTGAGCGTGATCCCGCTGGCGTTGATGATGACGGTCTTGCCGTTCCAGTTGGCCTCGATTCCGGCACTGTTGATCGTCACGCGGGCGGCGCCGTCCATGGTCTGGATGATGGCGCCGTTCGGGCCTTGTAGCTGGATGGCGTTCGCATCGACCTGCGTCCAAGCCGTGTTTCCGACTGGCACGAAGACGAGGCCGCCTAGGTTCGACGGCGCAACCAGCGGCGCCAAGCCGGAACCCAGACCGGACACGCCGCCCAGGCGCGCGGAGGCCGATGTCACGTATCCCTTGTCTCCAACCTGAATCGGCAGGATCGCATACTCCGATTCGGCGACCGGGCACGTTACCTGCGGCAGCGTGAACACATCGGAATCCACCTCGAAGGCCACCGTGACGATGGCGCCCGCAACCATGACGACCGAGCACGGCAGGCCCTGGCCGGCAAGCTGATTGCCATCTGCCACCGCGCCACCAATGACGCTTGGCAGGTTTTTCGATAGCTGCTGCTTCTGTGCGGGGTTGCTCATGGCGTGATCGGCGGAAGTTGCGTCACGCACTCAATGATGGTCAGCCACGAGTCGCCTGAAGGTTGCCGGCTGTCGCCCAGGTGACGGATGTTCTTCACCATGAACGTGCCCTGGAACGATGAGCGGTTGCGGTTCTGCGCGTAGTTGTTCTGCGTGTTGACCGCGTTCGTACCGGTCGGCAGCGTGATGATGTCGTTCACGTTGAGGTCAGCGCGCAGCACTAGGCGCACCTGAAGCGTGGCAACGTCGATCCATGTGGGCTGCCCCATCAAGTCAAGGAAGCTGATCGCCTTCGGCGCCTTCAGCGTCGAGCCGTCGAATAGCTCGAAGCCGGCCGGCGTCGGGCGGATCTGTGCGCCGATGTAGCCATCCGTCTGGATGATCGATTGCGAGGCCGCCAGGACGTAGGCAGAGAACTGTTCCAGCGTCTGGTAGAAGCCTGGCTGATCCTCGGTATAGACCAGCGTCGAGGTGAAGCCGCCCGTGATGGTCGAGCCCGGGTAGGCGGTCGTCAGCGTAGCCGTCACGGCGTCCTGGAGCGTCTGCCCTTTCTGCCAGTTGAACGACAGGTTCGCCGGCTGCGTGCGCGTGTAGGGTTTGGCGAACGACACAAGTTCGAGCGACGTTTCCGTGCCCTGCCAGTTGCCCCAGCACTGCTGCACTTGCCCCGACAACAGAAGGCCGGCCTGGGCTGGGTTCGCTAGCGGCAAGCCCTTACCCATGCCACCCAGCAATATGATGTTCGCGCCCCGCGGGTTGCCGGGCGTGCTGTTGCTGGTGGCAAAGTCACTGGATTGCTGAATGTCGGCAAAGTTGACGCCCGAAATCTTGATATGCGCACCGCCGGCCGGGATGCCGTAGGCATAGACCGGGATGTCGAATTCGATCTTCAGGGCGCCCCCATCGGTCGAGCCATCAGCCTTCCGACTGCTGTATCCCTTCAGTAGCGTTCCGTCGTCCTTGGTCAGGAACAACGAGTAGTAGCGGCTCACCCACCCACCTCGAAACTCTGCGTGGACTCGCGAAAGACGATCTTGGTCGTGAAGAACCCGAGCGTCAGAGAAATGTCGTAGTCGTCGGGCGAGCCCACGACGGGTCTGGTCAGAACACGCGCCTGCGAGCTATCGAAGATATTGATGTAGTACCGCTGCCCGTAGGTGTTGAACGTGCAAATCACGGTGTACGGGTTGCCGTCAAGCGTGGCCGTGAATTGGAAATTAGCACTACTCGATGGCGCGAAGGGCGTGACTTGCGCGGTCATGCTGGCCCCGTTCCGCTGGCCGGCGTCTTCACGGGCTGCGTGTTCGTGGCGCTACCGATCGCGGCGCCCGGCCCGCTATTGGTCGGCGGGTTCGGCACCGGCAGGCCGCCATTGATCTTCGAGTACAGATTGTTGTACACGGCCTCGGCCTGATCCGTCGCGATCAGCGGCTGCTCGAAGTCCAATTGGAAGACCTGTTGCACCTTTTTGTCGCCCGCGCTCGTCACGTCCCGCATGGTCTTGAACAGGCAGTTATCGTAGATCGTTGCAGGCGTGGCGACGGTGAATGTCCCACCGGCCAGATTGTGGGCCGTGAGAAGCTGCTGGAGGCCCGAAATCGTCGCCTGCATGGCCTCGTAGTTGTTCTGGTCGGTGCGTGCCGGGCAGAGCATCTTCAGGCTGATCTTGAGCGGCTGCTGGAGCATGGCGTTTGCCGCCATCGCCATCGATGCGAAGGGGTACTTGGCAATCTCGAAGTCCACCAGCGTGCCGCCAGGAACCGGCTCGAAGTGCGCGAAGTAGGCCGACAGGTTGTTGCCGTAGTTGACGGTGTCGGAACCCTCCGTGATCGAGAGGATGGTTTGTTGTCCGTTCGGCGCGTTCGCGGCAATGCCGCCCAGCAAAAGGATGGGCGCGAGCTGGTAGCTGCGGCGGAAGTCTTCGATGGACATGGTCAGCCCCCGCCCAGCGCGGCAATGGTCGTGTTCGCGTTACCGCCCGTGTTGTTCTCGATGACGATCTTCGCGCCGGCCGCCTGGGCGAGGTAGTTCGATGTTTCACGTGGGACATACTTTCGCCAATCGTCGCCATGCGTAGCAACGTCTTTGTCCACGTTGCCCATGCCCCAGTTGTAGCCCGCAAGGGCCTTCTGCACGTCACCGCCATAGTGCTTGAGAAGGTCACGCAGCATGCGTGCAGCAGCGTCGGACGCCTGCTCGAAGTTGTATCGATCCTTCACGCCATAGCCAGAAGCGACCCCTGGCATGATCTGGAAATCGCCGGCAGCACCCGCTGACGAAACACCCGCATTCTTGCCGCGATGGCTTTCGATATTCCATACGGTATCGAGCATGCCGGCTGGTAACTTGTACTGCCCCTCCAGCGCGTTCACTCGGTTGGACTTGGAGCCCTGCGGCTGAGCCAGTAGGCGTGCGAGATCATCGTTCGATGTCCCATATTCGGCCGTCGAGACGGCGTTGGCTGTGCTTGCTGCCCCCTTGGCGTCCGGATCGTCAGCACCAAACCACTTCGCGAGCCACTTCGCCATGGAGTGGATTGCATGCAGGAACGTCGTCACGTCGTTCTGGAATTCCTCGCTACCGAGATACTTCGCCGCGCGCCCGATAGCGCTTGCAAAAGAATCGACCCACTTTCCCAAATCTTTGTTGCCCAGGAATGTGTCAATTCCGGTTGCCACCGACTTCGCGAACTTCTCAAGTTGAGGCGCCAGGGCGCCCAGGTGCTTGACCAGCGAAGTTTCGATGATCTGTCCGGCGCGCTGGATCGACACCATGAACGACTGCCAGTCACGGTTCACGGAATCATCAACCTTGAGCTTCTCGCGATCCTCTTGGTAGGCTTCAATGGTGCGGGTCATCTCGTCGGCGCCGAGCCTGCTCAGGCGCCGCAGTTCATCCATGGTGGCGAATTGAGTCAGCCCCATGGCGTCTGCGCCTTCTTGCTTGCCGCCGACCGCACGAAATCGCTCAACCAGTTTTGGGAGCATCTCGACCATCAATTCGGCTGGATTCTTGTTTGTCGGATCGACGCCGACTTGCCCAAATCGGAATTGCTGCCCATAGCTCGATTGAGCATCTGCGATCTTCCCAAGCATGCTGTCGGGATCGATGTACTTGCCGAAATTCACATTGGCTGAACGCAGCTCGCCAGAATCGATGCCCAAGCCCTGGGACTGCCGGCGTGCGCTCGATGCAGAGGACGCCAGAGCGCCCAGCCCGAAGCCACCCGCCAAGCCACCGATGGTGGCCCACTTTGCGACGTTCAGCGCCGCCTTGCCCGTGTTCCATGCGACATCGGCTGTCCACTTGGCGAGTTCCTTGTGCGACTTGATGGCGTCTGTGCGGTCTTTCTTGCGTTGAAGCTCGGACTTGCGTTCGGCATCGTCCTTCTTCTTCTGCTCGGCCGCCTCGCGCTTGCGCGCCTCTTCGTCATCGCGGACTTGCTGCTTCCTGCTCGCGCGCTTGCCAACGATGGCCGCGGCCTCGGTCTTGGCGGCCTTCTCGCCGGCTTTCGCAGCTCCACGCTGGGCCTTGTCCAGCTCGTTCATCTCGCCAACGGTCGCCTTCACGGCATCGCTGAACTTCTTGAATGCCGCCGCGAACTTCGTGAAGCTGGCGTCCTGAACATCTATTTCCAGAATCTTGCGCGTGGTCATGAGGCATTGTCCTACGGGTTAGCTCGACGCAACAGGGCCTTGATGATGTGCCGCTGCCGGAACTCCTGAGCATCCGAGAATTGAGACGGACCGTGAAGGCTCATGATCTCGCGAAACCACGGGCCGGCGCAAAGCATTAGCCAATGACCGAGGATCGTTTCTTCGTCGTACTGGCGACCGGCGTCGATGTCGGCAGCGAAGCGAGGTACTCCGTAAAGCCCAAGGAGGTGTACTGCCAGCCCCTGGCAGAACTCGCCATCCGAAGGGTGTCCTCCCGCAGAACATCCGGCCCGACTCGCAATGTCAAGAAGATAAAAACCAAAGACGACGCCACCTCCGCGTGCGTATCCTCATCCAAGATCCCCCGTTGAAGCGCAAGGTGAAGAGGGATCTGCTCCCAGCCGGCAGCTCCAGCATGGGCCACAGTGGTCAGTCGCGACAACTCATTGATCAGGCCCGCCTCTACCCCGTCCGGCCCTTCCCACGTTCCCATCCTCTTGGACACCAAACGCAGGGCCGGCAATGCCATTTGCGGCGCTGTCATGGCGACATGCTTGGGATCGTAGGAGCCGAAGACCTTGCTGTACGTCTCGCCGAGTTCCAGGACGAATGTCTCGAAGATAGAGCGCGCGAGCGGCAGGCTGTGGACGTGGACTCGCCCATGATCAGGCGTATCCACTGAGAAGGCGATGCGCAGGTCGCGGGTGAGTTTGAGATCGGTCTTCATGGCTTCCAGACGTAGAAACGCCCCACGGGCGTGAGGCGTCTAGTGTAGCTCGCTGCCGGGCTTCAGCTCGATGCCCACAGCTCCGCGTTGACCATATACGATCCAGACATGCGAATGACGAAAGCCGGCTGGTTGCCATCGAACGCCAGCGGATCAACGCCCAGTAGAACGACGTTTTCAATGGGGTAGTCCGGCAGGTTCGATGCGTCGGTGATGACGTTCACGGAGCCCAGCGTGGTGTTCTGCTCGATCTGGTTCTTGAAGGCTGCCGAGATCGCCTGGGATCGCACGCAGTGGACGGTGATCGTCGCCACCTGATACGGCTCGGGCGAGCCCACGAGGCCGGTCATCGTCGGCAGGTTCTGCGAGGCATCGCCCTGGAATGCGAGGTTCACGCCCTCGCGCGTCAGGCCGGTAGAGATGATCTGGAGTTCCGGGAAGTCAGCGAAGACGACGGAAGCTCTGAGGCGATTTAGTGGTGCGAGAGAAACTGGTGCAACCATTTCGATTCCTTATGCCGTCGGCAGATTCGAGGCCGTGATGTAAAACACGATCTTCTTGAACCCGCGCTTCGGCACGATGGTGACGGCGTAGCCGGCATATCGACCAATGCTGTAGTCGCCCGGATTGGCGGCCACGTAGGTCGAGAACGGAACCGCAGTGACCGTCGCGCCCGCGTTGATCATGCCGAACGCGATGCCGTTATTGATCGTTTGCTGCAGAACCTTCTGGCCGCCATTGATGCCCGGCTGATCGAAGTACACCGGATTCGTCGGGCTGTTCGATCCGTTGATGATGTAGTTCGACAGATTCAGGTCGCACTGGACTTGTGCCCAATCGACGCTGTACCAATAGTTGAACGGGTTCAGGTCGCCATACTGGCCGTTGATGATCAGCGTGTTGCTGATCCCGCCCTCGGCACCCGTGCCAATCCAATTCAGGCCGGCCGTGGTAGCTGCGGTAATCTGCGGCCCGGTCAGTGCGCTGTACGGGGTCACGCCGGACACGTAGCGGAACGACAGCGGCGCCACCAGAGACACCGGGCCAGGCGACGTGGCAAGCATCTGGTAGAAATCTGCCGCCGCGCTGAACTCGGCGCTCGGCGCGCTCGGGCTCTGCATCGTGAGATACATCGACTTGATTGGCAGCGTCGTCCAGGTCGAGTAGGTCGCGAGCGTGGTCGTCTGGTGGAAGTAGACCTTCGAGGTCGTGCTTTCGTACTGCTTCGCCAGCGTCACCGCAGTGGGCTCGGTGTCCCACTCCATGGGACACAGATAGCGATAGAACCGCAGTGTCGGGCTCGCAATGTACGTGGACAGAAGCGCGACACCCTGGGCCGGCGTGCCGGGGCCTAGTTCGTAGACGTACACGCCCTGCACGGCCCCCTGGCCGAAGAACGTGTTCCCCATGGCCGTCAGCTCGGGCACGGCGTTCAGCTCGAAAAATCCCGCAGTCGTCTCAGTGCCTGGATTCGAGGCCAGCGGATACGTGAAGCTCGTACTCGACACATAGGTGCAAGGGAACGTTCCGTCGTAGCCACTCGGGACGGAACCTGAGATGACACCCTGAACGGTATCGCCGGACGGAATGCCGTGTGCCGCGGCCGTGACAACAGTCACGACATTGGAAGCCCAAACAATCGAAGTGATCGTGATTGGCGACTTCGTGATGGCCGTCAGGTCAGCCAACTGCGTCAGAAACGAATACGTCCCCGCCGTCAGCGTGGTTCCACCCTGGGAGACGAGCGCGCCAGTCTGCATCAGCAGGCTTGGCGTCGGAGCGACTTCCTCAAATACTTCGCAGTCAACGATTGCGTTACTCATGGGCTAGGCCCCTCGCTTATTGGTAGCTCAGGGACACCACGCCGGCCGTGCCGACGACAAGCGAAATGGCGGTCTCGCAGGGGAAATCGACATCATAGATACCGACCGTCTGCGGGATGGCGAAGATCAGCGTTCCAACGGCGATGCCAGCGACGTTGCTGTCATAGACGCCGCCCGCCGTGCTGGCCGCCGTATTCACGATGACTTTGCAGATTCGGCCCGGGGTTGCCTTGACGAGAACGCCCGCCGTCACGGTCTTGTTCAGCGCGGACAGCGTGCCCTTGCCAACCATGGTGGCGCCGACCACGTCTTGCACCTGTGGTGCGCTTTTGAACGCGGAGTACGCCGAGGAAGTCGGGCGGCTGCCGGGGTTTACGCCTTGATTGCCTTGGGGCATGGTCTATCCTTTTGAAGTCTTGCTTCGGGTGTAGGGCATTCTAGAGCGCGCAGGGCTGCGCGGCAATTCAATCACCCACGGTGACGGTAATGAACGCTGACTCGATGAGCTGGCGCGCAATATTGCGAGTGACGCCCTGAAGGTAGTTCACGTCCACGGTCATGGATTTGGCTTGCGCCAGGATCGCGAATTCCGGCTGCGTCTTCTTCAGATCAACCGGGACGAGCGGCGTCATCGTCCCGTAGGCTGCGTCGTCCGGCATCGAGTTGTCGAGGATCGCCTTTTGGAAATTCAGGGCATCCACGTTCCGGCAACCCCACAATGTGAAGACGACTGTTTCGCGGCATAGCTGCTGCTGGCCGCTGGTGGAGTCGTACAGCGGCGCCATCGTCATCGCCTGCGTGTTCTGGATGTCGGCCGTGATGTACGGCGGCGTCAGGTTCATCGGCGACAAGTCGGCCGGATAGACCGGCAGAGGCCCCGTGGACATCGCCAGCCAGATCGGCAGCGAGTTCGAGACAATGGTGCCGCCTGTCGTCACATCAGCAGCCGAGGCAATGATCTGGCTGGCCTCATAGGGCAGCACAGCCACGCCAGCGTAATGCCATAGGCCGGACGTGTCATATCGCATGTTCTGCGACGAAAAGGCCGCAAGCGACCCGTTCGGCAGCGTCATGAAATACAGCTCGGTATCCGCCATATCGGAGAATTCGATGATCTGCTGCTCGGCCGTGAAGATCACGGTTTGCCGGGCGATGGTGCTGTCCGGGTTCTGCTCGACGCGCTGGGATAGATGCAGGCTGCCCGGCGCCGTGAACGTGAGCGACTTGTCCGTAATGGGCGGTGAGATCGCGCTGGCGAGGCAATGGAAAACGTATCCGTCCGCCGGCAAGATCAGGCGCTTGTACAGCGTGAACGTGAATTGCTGCTGCTCAGAAATCTGGTCAACGCCAGCCGCCAGAACGGCAGCCTTGCCGGCGCTGGATGAACTTGCGGCCGAAGCGAGCGAGGCCATCAGTCAGCCGCCTTCAGGTCGTTCTGGATTCCTTCGATGGTCTTGCCTTGGGCAGTGTTCGCCTGGGGGCCTTGCCCATAGTCCTTGCCGTCGAAGTCCATCCAGGCAATGAACGAGGCCACGAGCAATCCGGTGTCTACGAACGACTGCCGTCGCCCCCCCCTCTTGATCTTCAGGCGATGGTTCACGCCCTTCAGCGCAGCCTCAGTGGGCACGCCGATGAGGCCTAGGCGTTCCACCTCACCCGAATTGATGAACTCGCGGAACCTGGCGCCCACCCACTCCATGGCTTCGGCATACGGGTTCTCCGGCACGGCGGCGCCATTGAGCATGTTGTTCAGCGCCCCATCGAGCGCATCTGCCATTTGATCGGCGATCTTGTCGAGGTTGTCCTCGACGAAGCCTCGAAACAGGTCGTACTTCGCCTCCAGGATTTCGGCGAGATCTCCCGTCGTCAGGCCATCGTCACCATGGGGCAAATCAACAACACCCACATTTAAGGTCGGCATCAGCTAAGTCCCCAGACGGTGCCGAGCGCAGCCATCATGGCGAGCGCGGCCCGCCCGTATGGATCTTTGACCCGCTGCAGGTCGATCAGACTCAGATTCGACAACGCGTCACCGATGGTCAGACCCGTGGACGTGGACTCGTCCGACGTTGTGGTGACGACGCCAGGCACGAAATTGGCGGTCTTGAACCCATCGATACCCTGAAGGGTCGCGAAGTACGTCTGCCCCGGCTGGTCAGTCGCCCATTGCACGATGCTGGAAATCGACCAGTTGTATACGCAGGCGGTGTACATCGTGGGCGAGAGCTGATTCAGGATGCACGGCACCCACTCTTGCGCGAACGTCAGCGCCGTCTGCCAGTCCGGGCTGTCGTCAGGGAGTGCCTCGGTTGGAATCGCCGGCGCGCCTCGGCCGAATGCGATCAGGCCGGCAAGAGTGGGCGCAGTGTCCGGCATGTCAGGCGCCTCGATTGCGGCGCAGTTTCACGCCTTGTTTTGCGACTTCGATCGTCTCGTTGAACTTGCCGGTCTTCGAGTCGCCCACACCGCGCGTTTCTTCGATCACCTCGATTTCCGTCGTTCCCGTCTGCGTGGCGCCGAGCTTCTGAGCCTCTTCCTGCATGACGTGATCCGTCGCCGCGGCAGTGAGCTTTCGCACCTCCAGCGCGCGGTCAATCTGGTCTTGCTCGGTCTGCGTGATTCCGGCCTCGATGGCCTCGACATTGATCGGCATGACATGCCGATAGCACAGGCCTCCGAAACCCTTTCCGATTTGGTTTACGTCACGGAAACCATACTGCTCGTGCTGGTCAATGACCTGCTGCAAATCGCTATCTTCGTAGTCCAGCTTGATCTGGCCGCCAGCCTTGATCGGAAGCGCGAACGGGCGAGCTGCCCCCTTGAGGGAGAAGCAAAACAGATGCTCCATCTTGGAGCAATTGGCAATGTACAGAGCAGGCATTTCGGTTCCCGATGTTGGGGGTTTATTGGCCCACAAATCGTATCACGCCATAAATGAAAAAGCCCCCGGCTTTTGGCCGAGGGCAAGCTCGTGTCAGGAGCGCGGAGACAACCAGAACTCAGAAGCCGGCGCTGAGGATCGTCAGGGCCTCGGGGCGGATGCCCCAGCCGCTCGAAGAGCGCAGGGTGTACAGCGTGGTGATGCCGCCGTCCGCGATGGGCGTCGGGATCTCGGTCGGAGCCGGGACATCGATCAGCATCAGCGCGGTGGCTTGCTGATTCGGCGTCAGCGTGGCGAAGTCGTTCGTGTTGATCTGCGACTTGGCGCGCGGGATCTTCAGCTCCGGGGCATTCAGCAGGATTGCGTCCGTGCCGCCCGCGCCCTGGCCGATCAGCGTGTCGTCCGCCATGAAGACGATATCGTCGCCGCCGGCCCACTTGGCAACCGTCTCGACCATGCCGGCCACCGTCTCGACGCCAGCGCCGATGCGCTGGAACTGCGTAAGGCTGACGACGCCGCCGTAGCTGATCTGCGAGATGAACCGCTGCGGGGCCGTGAAGACCAAACGCAGGGGCGTCCCGATCAACAGGGTCTTGGTCTTCAGCGCGCCGATCATGTTCAGCAGGAATTGCGCGAGCTGGCCGCTGTCCCAGGTGCTGTAGCCGGTGTTGCCGTTCGTGTCCGAACCGAGGTTCAGCGTGGTGGCGCCGGCCGTGTTCAGCATGCCCTCGCCGTTCGCCGGGTTGTAGCCGTACAGCAGCGCATTGCGGAGCTGCTGGGCGATGCCCTGGCGGGCAGCCAAGCGCATGGCTTCAGGCAGGGCGTAGCCCCAGTTCGATGCGGCCGACTGGTCGAAGCCGTCGTACTGCGAGCGCGTCTGGAGCCGGTAGGTCGGCGTCGAGATCATCGACGGGATCACCGTGGCGCTCGGAAGCTGGTTGGCCGTCGATTGGTTGGCCGAGACCTGCGTGGTGAGCTGCATCTTCTTGGCGTAGACGACGAGATCGCCCTCGCCGAGGCGAGCCATCGGATTGCGGGTTGCCAGCATGTCGAATGCGCCGGACGCCATGCTGTACTGCATGATGATCTCGGGCATCATGTGGCTCGGGTGAACCAGTACGTAGGAGGGTGCGAAACCGCTCATGGTTTTTCCTTATGTTCCTGTGCGTCAGTCGATCAGAGCAGGCAGAGCGCCACGACTTCGGTCGTGAGGTACGTTGCGAGGCCGGTGCCAGAGTTGTACGAAACCGTCTTGTTGCCCGTGGCGCTCACCTTCAGCACCTTGACCGGGAAAGCGTTCGTGCCGTCGTAGGTCGTCAGCCACTGGTTCGTGAAGTCCCAGCTGAGCTGCGTCGAGATGATGGAGCCGTCGATGGACACCAGAGCAGGGTTCAGGCGCAACGGGATGCGCGCGCCGGAGCCGGTGCGGTAGAAGTTGACCGACGAACCAGGGGCGTACAGCGGAACCGGACTTTGCGGCGAGGTGACGCCGTGGAAAGCCTGGTTGAACACGCAGATACCGGTCACATTCGCCAGCGCGGTAGCAAGCTGGACGGTGGGGCCGAGCACATCGGAACCCGGCGTGGTCACGGCGGCAGGGATCAGCTCCGTAATGGGAATGCCACCCCACATCGGCGCCGAGGCCGAAGCCAGCAGAACGCCACCCGCCAGCTTGAACTTCACCGCCGGATCGTCTTGCGCGTCACCCTGCGTGAAGCCTGCGCTGTTGACGTTGAACAGGCCCGCGGCGTTGGTCGTCGCGAACGGGGCAATCGAGATATTGGACACTGATGTCTCTCCTTAGCGGCGGGCTTGCGGGGTGTGGAACTCGGTCACGCGCTGCTCGGGAATCTTGAAGTCGCCGAGGAAGGCCTCCACGTCGCCGCCGAACTTGGTGATCGTGCGGCCAGCGGCGTCACGCGAGGTCATCGCGATCAGTTGACCGGCGCCGTAAACGCCCGGGGTACGGGATGCGGCGGCTGCGTCGTGGTAGATCGCGTCCTCGACGGCCTTGAACACCGCGGCATCGGTGACGGTGTCCAGCTTGGCGTCCTTGTAGGCCGCGCTGTGCGTCTGATGCGGTCGCGCGAGGCGGCGGCGGTAGTCCATCAGCTTTTCGCCGTCCATGCGGCGCGGAGCCGACTTGCCGAACATCGCGTACACGCCATCGGCGCGGGCCTGGGCATCGGCGTAGGCGGTCTCGTCAGCATCGCAGCGAGCGGCCAGCGCAGCATCCTTCTTGGCCTGCTCTTCCTTCTCGAAGGCGTCCTTCTTGGCGGCTTCCTCGGCTGCGTCCTTTTTGGCCTTGTCGGCCATCATCGCCTCGTCCGCGTCCTTCTTCGCCTTGTCCGCCTTCTTCTCTTCCTCGGCCTTCGCCTCGGCGTCCTTCTTGGCCTTGTCGGCAGCGGTCTCCAGCGGCTCAGCCGGCTTGTCCTTCTCGAACGCATCCATGCGCGCGTGAATCTTGCCTTGCCCTTCGGCAATCGCCTTCACCGCCTGCATGACGTCATTGAGCGAAGGGATGGTGGAATCCACCTTGGTTTCGCCGCTCGTTTCGCCTGCCATATTCACCTCGATTGGTTGGTCAACTTGCACCCCCTCCGGGGGGCCTTCCTTGTCCCAAACTCCCAAATCGCAGATTGCGAGATGGTCGATCAGCACTGGATTGCCCTCGATTAGGAGGGGTTTATCATCGTTGAGCGAGACTTTAACATTGCCGCTCGATTTCGCAAATACGACGCCTGGCGACGTACTCCATTTCGCGCCTACCCGGCCCATGGCGGCGCCCGCATGCAGGTCAATAATGCGCGCGATACCCATCATGTCTTCGCCCTGGATATAGGGCAGCATGATCGCGCCGATGACCGATTGCGAGAAAGTCTCAGTATCAATCGTGTCCTTGACCGGATGGCGCGCCGTCACGAACAGGCCGTTACAGCGCTCCAGAAATTCAGGGGTCAGGACAATGGAGGGGTCACGCCAGACATGTTCTTCAGCGCTGGATCGGTATGCATGGCCGGTGCCCGTGATTCTCAGTGCGAACAGCATCGAGTTACGGAAGACCTGAGGGCTGGGCAGGTCGCCGTCGCGAATCAGTCGGGCAACATCGAGTTCAGTTTCAGCGGCAGCGATTCGGAATGCTCGCTCACAGCCGGGGTGGAGCGGACTCGGCGCTTGGTCGGGCTTGCACCAGGCGAATCCGGTACTTTCGTCGCAGATCGTGACCTCAAACTTTTCCACGTCTCTGGCAACGAAAGTAGTGAACTGCGGATCGCTGCAAAGGCGCGTGAGGGGGCCTTCGTAGGCGTAGCCAGTTTCCTCCAGCGTTTCTCGTCGAGCGGCTTGTTCGTCATCTTCACCCTCTTCGAGATGGCCGCCCGGGAATCCGAACGTGCGCGGGAAATCGCCGCCATCGCCACGACGCAGGAGCAGCGTCTCCCCATCGGGCGTGATGAACATGATCCCGGCCGCGCGACCCATCGGGCCTGCGTGCGGTGCAATCGGGAGTTCGTCCATGGGTAGCGATTATGTCCTAGCTCTGCGGCGCCGTCGATTTCAACGTTACGCCGTACATGCCGGCTTTCGTCAGCATGTCGGGCGGGAGCTTGTTCAGCGAAAAAACATATTGCAGGCTGCATGAACAAAACGGCAGGAATCCCGGGCCGTCGATGGAGTCGAGATAACCATTCGACCCAGGCTTCATGAGGCCCTTTTCGATGGCCCAATTGTCGCGGATGGCATACCACTGCTCATCACGTTCCTTATGGTCTTCCCGATATTGGTAGCCCGGCCTGCGCCAGGGCGAGTGCCAGATGCCTGCCAGCGCGCCGCCTCCGACTGCGACCGTATCACGCAGGGCTGCGATCATCTTGTGCGACTGATCAATGATGACGCGCCGCTCTTCGAATGGCATTCTTGCCAAAGCCTTGCGCATCAATTCCTTGTCAGCGCGCGCTTCTGGGGCATTAGAACCGCCCGCGGGGATTGCCGTCGCCCAGCCCTGGAATCGGCTCAGCGTCGTGTCGATGGCCTTCGCGCGGTTCAGCTTGATTAGATTTGCGCTTGCCAGAATTCGCCGATCCAATTCCTTGCGAAGCTGCGGTTTGAGCTTGTCCAGAGTGAATCGCGACACCTCCGGCATGGTCTTCAGTACACCGGCCTTCGTGATGAGATTGGAATACCGTTCGGTCAGCGCGCGCTTCAGAACCCGTTCTGTCTCGGCCGGAGTCTTCAGTTGCAACAAGGCCGCTCGGCGGATACGCGCCACCCATTCGTCCAATTGGTTCTGCGAGCGAAACCCAAACTCTCGGAAATGCTGCGTTGCCGCCGTGATTTCCTCGTAGAACGTTGGCGCCTTACTCGCCACCGCCGCCGCCCTCACCTGGGGCGCCACCCATCGTCGGCGCAGGTGGCTCGTAGTCGGCAAGCGCCTGTTCGTCGAATTCCATTTCGCCCGAGAAAACGTCCTTCATGTCGTTGAGTGCTGCCACGAACCAGGCCACGAGACGGGCCTTGTTCTCCGGATCGAGCGACGGCAAGAGAACCTTCATGACATCCGACATGGATTTCAGCTTCTCGGCGTTTCGCTTGACGGTCTCGGATTCCTTTTCCTTGATCAATGTCGGCCACTTGGCCTTGAATCGATGCTTGGCGTTCGAGTAGAACAGCTCGTAGGTCGCCTCCACTTCGTCCGGATATTCGCCCTTCACTGCCTCGTAGAACCCCTTGTTCCACGCGCGAGCCATCACGATCTTGTCGAAGAACTCGCAGGCTGACTGCATCTGCTCTCGAATGCCGTCGATGTACTGGACGACCGCCATCATATCGACATCGCCGTCGCTGAAGCCTTCGGCGTAGGACTCGTCCTTTATCAGGATCGCAGGTACGTCACCGCCCGTGGCGATGTTGGCAATGATGTTGTCGCGCGCCAGCTTGTACGGCCCATCCAAATTCGTGAGGTTGATCGACTCGATGTCTTCGGAGGGGTCGATGGTCAACACGTTGCCGGCGCCAGCGATCTTGATCATGGCGCGCTTCAGGCCCGACACCGCCTCAGCGATCTTGTTCGCAATCGAACTGCCCTGCTTGATCTTGGCGACGATGAGGCCGGCTTTGATGCTGATCATGTCATCGACCAGCATGGTCTGGATGTATGACTTCAGGGGAAAGAGGGCGCGCAGGAAAACGGATCGGCCAGAGAAGCTGAACGAGGACGCCTGATAATCCAGATATATCGGCGTGCCATTGAACACGACGACAGACCGACTCGGATGGTAGGGCTGCCCGGCCGCCGTGATGTTGCGCCGCGGCTTCTGGAAATCGGGCGCGTTCGGGTTCTGGTTCGTGACGATGGAGCCCGACAGGTTAAGCGGGTCATACGTGTTGAAGTACAGGCCCTCCGTCACGGCAATGGACGTGAGGTCGATGGGCTCCGTAGTTGCCACTTCCGGCCAGCCCACGATCAGCGCCGAGGCGCCATATGCGCGCGCGATGTGGTGCAGGTCTCGGATGTGATTCGTGCATCCCAGGCGTTCCCACTCCTGGTTGAACGCCTCCACGAATTTCTCCTCGATGGCGCACGGCACATTGATCAGCCGCTTCTGGCTCAGGGCCAGCGCCACCGGCTTTTCGACGAGCTTGGCCGCGATGCCGAGATTTGCCCACAGCGCCTTGCACATCGAGTATCCAGCCGGCGAGCCAGGCTCGATCTCGTCGCAGCCCATGATTTGCTGGAGAGGGGATGTCAGGCCAGAGCCGGTGATTTCGATGGATGCCATGGCGGCGATTCTCTCAGGAATGGCTGGGCAGCGAAACTAGTCGCCCACAGCATCTTCGCTCACAAGTGTGAGCGCGATTGAATAACAGGCCGTGTCCAACAGGTCGTCCGCCCGCTTGCTGGCATCCTTGTCGCCAATCCTGAATGTCACAACCTGGTGCACTAGATGGTTCAAGTTTCGGCCCTTCCATGGGATCACCTTGTCGAAGGCGTGGCGGCTAATTTTGCACTCCCCTCGATAGGCTGGGCCGCCCGCGATCATGGCTCGCTCATCCTTCCCTTTCGCCATGAGCTTTGATGGGATCGGCGTCACCGGCCAGCCTTTGGCCTGCCCCTGCTGAATGAGTACCGTCCCACCAGCCGCATCCTCGACGAATAATCCAATGGAGCCCCGGCGCGCGCCACACTGAGCAGCCAATTCATCGCATCGCTTCATGATGCTGGGCGCCAGATATTCCAACATCGCCGCGTCTACGCTGTGGAGTTCGTAATCCAGCCAGACGAGCTTGTCTCCGTGGTATTGACTGAAGGCGCAATACAGAACCCCCGTGCCATCATGCTCCGTGCCCGATTTTGCGGCACAGTCAAGCACTGCAAATACATAGTCGCACTTGTTCGGATAGTTCACCGGCAAGCCATCGGCGCCCATGAAATAGTCCAGCTTGAAGAAAGTTGACGAATCCCAGGACACAAATTCGGCAAGGAATTCCTGCTTCCATGTCAGCGGGTGGTGCTTCAGCCTCTCCTTTTCAAGCTCATCCGGCGGAACATAGGGGTTGTTCGCAGTCGGCGCGTGGAATTGCTTGAACCCCATTTCAGGGTCGTGCCACGCTTGGTAGAAGAAATTGTCCGGGTCAATCCCGTTCGGCGTCGAGAACAGCCAGAAACTTCCGCGCGTCGTCAGCAAGGTGGGCTTGATGGCGCGCGTCCAAATTTGCGTCATCTGGATGTTCTTCGAGAATGCGGCCTCATCCATGCAGCCAACGTGGTACTCCCGACCACGCCCAGCCAGCGGGTTGTCAGTGGTCGCCCAGAAGTCGATCAATCCATCCGTTGTTGTGCGGATGGTGGCCTCGTTCTTGTTCGCCTTGCGCTTGATGGGCTGAAGGATCTCCAGCAGCTCGTCATAAGGCTCCGACCACTGCTTGTGCTCAGGCGTAAAGATGGCGGCTTTGCGGCCCTTGGCTGCGGCATTGCCTGCAATGGCAGACATCAGTTTTGTTTTTCCGAAACCTGCGTCCGCAACAGACTACGTTCAGCTGCGCTCTCCCTTCGTAGATTTTGACTTGGCCCGGGTGAAGGGTAGGGAGGATGATGGTCGGCATTAGATGGTGCATCCTTCGTGAAGTCGGCGCTTGGCTTCAAGGTACGCCTCGTGCGCCTCGATGGCGGTAGCGAATCGGCCGAGGAACTTCCGCGTTCCGTCTGGCAGCTTGATCTCCGACTTGAATCCACCGCGCTCCGCATCGACGCCAGCGCCGAGTAGTCCCGTGGAGTTCTGGGGCATGGCCCGCCGCATATTCTGCGAGTTCACCCGGCGCGTAGCTGGCCTCAGGTTCCCCAGGCGGTTGTTGAGTGGATCACCATCCCGATGATCAACGAGCGGCGGCCACTCGCCATAAGTCATGAACCACGCGAGTCGATGCCCTCGATACAGGCGGTAGTTGATCCCGATCAGGTAGAGCCAGACATCCACCGCGCTGCCACTCTTGCCAGCCTTCGTGTGGATGTACGGGCCGCCAGCTCGGGAGCCGGCAAACTCACCGCCCCGCGATTCACGCCAGGCGAATGACCCATCATCAGGATCGTAGGCGAGGAGACGATGTGCCTCGTCAAATGTGATTAGTTCGGCCATGCTCTAGCGTAGCACGGTCTTACCCTAATCCGGCATTCCACCTCGAATTTCTACCTTTTCGTCACCAGCGCCTTCAGCCTGGGCCAGGGTCGCCGCCATGCGCATCGGTACTTCGACCGAGGCGTTCGCCATCGCAGTCAGGCGAGAAACGGTCTTGAGGCGCTCGCTGGACGCATCCTCCCTCAATGCCGACTCATCGACCTTCGACAGCTCAGTTTGCGACATGAACGCCAGCCGCATGAAGTTTCCGGACAGCATCTCCATGCCGGATTCCAAGTTGGCGCGCATCCGCTGGATTCTTGCTGCCCGGTCTTGGGCGGCGATCTGCGCAGAAATCGTCAAGCTTTTCAACGCGATCTCAGTTGCAACTATTTGATTTGCAACGCTTTTTATTTTCTGCGCACTGTCTGAGATATAACTTCGCAGCAGGGCCTCGGAGACATTCGCCTTCTTCGCCAGGGAGCGAATCGACTCGCCCTCCACGTGCTTGTCGCGGTAGTGCTTGATCTGCTCCGGAGTGAGTTTCGCTTTTCGGCCCATGGCCTGATTCTATGGCCGGACAGGGATGCGGACGAGTAGGAGGTGCTCGACGCTGGAGGCTTGCTGGCGGGTTTGGCTGCAATTCCTACAGGTTTGGCTCATCGTGGGTCGCATGCCACGGGGCGTGGAGTGCCATCCGCCGGTCGCCCACTTGTGCCGGCCGGTCAGGATCGTGGAGAAGTCAGGGCGCGGGCAGGGCTGCACGGTTCAGCGCGCGGGAGGCACGTCCGGCGGATCGTCGCGAAGCGGGCTCAGGATCATGGAGACGCACCAGCCCTCGGGAAACCGGCTCCAGTGCTTCCAGTTGATCATGGCGACGGCCTCCACGGGGCTGACGCCACCGCGCTCCTCCAGACGCTCCAGGGTCTGGCCGTGGTTCTTCTGAGCCAGCGCCCGGTCGAACACGTCGAAGGGCAGGCTGTAGCCTGCGCGGCGGATGGTCAAGCGGCCGGCGCTCATGGCGCGACGGCGGCCCGGTGCTTGTGGGTGCGGAGGTTCATGTCGGCATTTCCCCGGTGCCGCGGATGTATGCGATCCAGGCCTCTGCGTTGGCGCAGACTCTTGCCCAGGCGTCGCAGCCATCCATGTCATCCAGGCCGTTCAGCTTCGAAAGTTCAAGGAACTCCATGGCGATGAAGGCCAGCTCGCAGCCGTTCATTTTGGCCCGCTGAAACATTTCCACCGTGGCTCTGGTCGTGGCTGCGTCTGAGACTGGGCGCGTTGCCCTATGCTTGCGTGTCATGGCAACTCCACGGTTTCACCCAGGCGGCTGGCGACGAAGCATCGCATGCTGGCGACGAGGGGTGTGGGGCCGTAGGCCGTGGTCTCTTGGTCGAACATGGCGCACCACGCCTGGCCGTCATCGCATAGATTTGGGCCGTCCGCTGCGGACAAGTGATGCTCGACCGTAATCCGCTCGCGCTCGATGATGGGGCCGCCAATGGCCCAATTGGTCGATGGTGAGTAATGCTGCGGATCCTGGCGCATTCCGTTGCGTGGCTTGAGAAGACACGCCTGATTTCCCGTCAGGTCGTCCTTGACCATGAACCAGCCCGAAAACGTCGGGTCAAGGGTCATCGTCGGGAAATGCTCATGCGCGGTTTTCCACTCCCCGCATTCGGCGACGGCGG